GTGTCGGTATTCCGATGCTTGCCCTACTTTACTACTATGAACACAGAAGACACAGAGGACGCTGAAGATTTCAAGACCAATAGATTCGCAGTCATGTGGGACATCAACGGTCTGGAATCCATCGTCAACATCAGCGAGGGTGAACAGCAGGCTATCATTGATGCGCTGGCTGATCGCCCAGTTCGTTGGCGCAATCCGATTCATACATGGCTGCTCAGGGCCAGATACAACGGTCAGCGACATTACGAGATCTATGTGATTGAAGCTGCTGTCAGTACTGAAGACATGATTCAAGCCTTTGAATCTGACCCGCAGTACATGGTTGATCTGATTCGCGCTCGTGGTCGCAAGTTGTGGGGAGAGCCCCTTGGACGCACAGTGATCACATAATTTTGCCAGCGTGTCTTCTTGGACTCTAAATACAAGCAGTCCTAAGGAGATACTAATGGCACGATTTCTAAAACACATTGGCAAGCATGGTGATCGCAAGGTCGCCATTGTCTTTAGACAGATTCCAGGCGAAGATCATATGTGCCTGGTCGTCTACACTGAACTTCTGAATCAGAATGTTCACGATCCACTGATCACCTGTATTGAGAGTCCACAAGGTCAAGCTTCCGAGAACCTTGCTGACGCTCTAAACAGAGCATACACCAAAACTGGTCAGGTGATTCTACAGATGCTGCATCGTGAGGGCATGCTGAAGAAGGTACAGACCAATCAGATCATGGTCACACCAGCCCCAAATCAGAATGTCAAGCTGGATGAGCTAAACACACTGCTCAATGAGATGACCAAGGGTGAGGAAGCTATCAGACGATTGGCAGAAATTGAAGCAAGCAAGGGTCTACAGGATCCAAAAGATGTGGCTCGCAGAATGCGCGAAGCCAAAGAGCGCGCACTTGCTCAACAAGCACAACAGACAAGAACCCCTAATCTACAGGCAGGTCAAGATGGAGCACTGGGCGACGACGCTATCAGCGCCAACTTGAGAGCACAGGCTGCCAGAATGGAAGCTGAAGCACGAAGCCTACTTGCTGAAGCACAGCGTCTAAAGACAGAGGCCGATGGCATGAACCCACAGGCTCCAGCACCAGTCACTGAAGCTGCTCCAGCTAAAGAGAAAAAGACACGGGTCAAGAAGGTCAAAGTTGATACAGCAGTTGTTGAGCAAGCTGTACCAATGGCAGAACCAGTTGCTGAACAGGCCGACGCAAAACCCAAACGCACTGGTCGTCCACGAAAAGTGGCCGTAGCTGGATGAACCAATGTCTCCAGATCTCTTTACCAAATGGGAACATCTGATTGACAGCGTTGAAAAGACCAAGATCCCAGTAGAGTTCATTCACAAGCTTGTCTTGCGATTGGAAGGTCGCAGGCAGCGAACTATCAACATTAGGTCAATGCTTGATCAGGGCTTTGATGGCGAGGAGATCGAGGAGGCAGTGTCCAGAAAGCTTGAAGAGTACGATGACAGCATGATCAGCATTGAGTTCATCTTGGACATAGAGGGCATAGCTGCTACGGTTCAACCAGAGACGGACAAGATGCTGCGAAATCTGTGATTGGATGAATAGTCTATTGACTATGCTCGCGTATAGTTGATAGACTATAGCTTTACAGGATCACTATGAGAATCAAACTAATCAACAGTTCACAACCAACGCAAGAACTACGAGATGCTAACATTGAAGACGCACAGGATCTGATAGCATTCTGTGCTCGCGTTAGCAATCCCTCTAACCAATATAACACCGAAACTTCAGAGAAGCTGATCCGATACCTGATCAAGCATCAGCACTGGAGCCCACTGGAAGTGGTCAATGCTTGTATTGAGATTGAAACCACCAGGGACATTGCTCGCCAAATTCTGCGTCATCGGTCCTTTTCATTTCAAGAGTTTAGTCAACGCTATGCCGATCCTACACAAGAGATACAGAACGCATTTCAGCTTCGTGAGGCAAGACTACAAGACACCAAGAATCGTCAGAACAGTGTTCAGCTTGACATGAACGATGAAGCGCAGCGTATGCTATCCATTGAATGGGAACGAGCACAAAAGCGTGTGCTATGGGCAGTAGAGCGTGAATACAAGTGGGCCATTGCCAATGGAATAGCAAAAGAACAAGCCCGAGCCATTCTTCCAGAGGGTCTAACCATCAGTAGACTATATATGAACGGCACCATTCGTAGTTGGGTTCACTACATTCAACTACGCAGCGCCAATGGAACACAACTTGAGCATCAGGAGATTGCCAAGGCATGCGCCACGGTTATTGCTACCGTGTTCCCATTGGCAAATGATTTAGTCAAGGAGTAATCACATGTGGCTTCTACTACTCAGGAACTGGCAATACGCAGTCATAGCAGCGTTGGTAGCACTGTTGATGTTTGCCTATGTTCATGCTCGCTATCTCAATGCCAAAGTTGCTACTGTAGAAGCCGAGAAAGCTGCCGTAGAACAGCGTCTAAAAAATGCCGAAGAACAGATAGCAAACTGTAATGCCAAAGTTGACGCACAGAATGCTGCCATTGACAAGATGAAGCAGGATAGCGATGCTCGTGTTCGTCGCATGAGTACCGAAATGGAGCGGCTGCGTCGTGAAGGAGATGTTGGTCGTCGTCAGGCAGAAGAGATCATGCGACTGAAGCCACAAACTGGTGCTTCACTGTGCGACAATGCCAACAGAATCATCAATGAGGAGATCAAGGGTGCTAAAAGGGGTAAGTAGTCTATTGTTAGTGTTGACTTTGAGTGCCTGTACTACTCCAGAGGTTCGTATTGAGTACAAAGAAGTCAAAGTGCCTATAGCCGTTCCGTGTGCTGTTGATGTGCCAGCAGCACCAACTCTTTACTTTGCAGAGATCAAGGAAGACGCTGACATCTTTGTCAAAGTCAGAGCACTGTTAGCTGATCGTAAGCTATATGAAACTCACATCGGAGAGCTAACAGGCGCACTTGAACTGTGTCGCAAGTAATCAGCACCAGCTTTGCTTGCGATCACCGAAGTATTCGCGTGCGTGACCGTTTCTGATCAACATTGATCGCAAACTGATTCCATCAACAAACACATCACCAAGCACACGACCTCCATATTTGTCCCAGCTCCACAGTGTTATACTGATGGTTTTGGCTCTACTGATTACTTGCTTGGTGAACTTGCTTGCTTCTTCTGCTCTTATGCGTTCATTGTCGCATTGTGCCTTTCCACCTTTCTCTGGAGTGTCCACGCCATAGATCCTGAGCAGTAGTTCTGGCTTCAATGGTCGTGGCAGATAGTTAGCCTCTATTCCCACTGTGTCTCCATCAATGACTCGTGTTATCTTGAAGTCATGTTGTTGTGCTGATGTTGATAGTGATAGGGTGAACAGTAATAATCCTAATAATGTTTTCATGTTGTCTCCGCATAAATACATTGTTATTTATAAACATCATGCTCATAGAAGAAATAGACCGCTCAAATAAACTGGAACAACTACGACGCTTCAATAGTTGGGCTTGTGCTCGTCTGAACATCAAGAATGAACCAAAAATTCGCTTTAGCGATGATATTGATGAGGTAGAACAGAAACGCACATTTGGATCTACCACATCTGATGGAGAAATCTGGGTTCATGTTGGTGACAGAACTCCAGCAGACATCATGCGTACACTGTGTCACGAACTGGTTCATTACAAGCAGTTTGATGTTGGATTAGCCAGTGAAGACATGAGCGAAGAGCAGCGTCAGAGCATTGAGGATGTAGCTAATGCTGTGGCTGGTAGATTACTGCGTGACTACGGTAAACGCAATGTAGAGATTTACTACTGATCAAGTAAAATTGGCTTCTTGCGAAGCCAAATTTGTATCAATAAGTTGGAAATGACGCTGTTGGTGGAGTGAAATTACTTGTGTATCTGGCTACTCCTTTTGTGACTCGCACATCTTGCATGTAGCCATCAAATGGATAAATAGCTTCGTCCCCTATCACCACACCAGCACTGCTTGCATATGTTCTGGAATCACTCACACTTCCAACAGATGTTCCGTTTACATAAAGAGTCACTGTGCCATTATTTCTGACACACGCTATGTGAATCCAAGTGTTTGTAGACAAAACAGATCCCGAAGCTAATGTTACGTTAGAATTTGTGGCAAATGCTACAGCATTTCCCGGGGCGGTATATACCGCAAAACCAGTGGCATTATTAACTCTATTACTAAACAATGTTTTGTAAGCACTGTATGATGAAGAATTAATCCACATTTCCACAGTATAGTTTCCAGACTCAAAACCAAACACAGTGTTAGACAAAATAGATAAGGAATCACCAACGCCGTCAAACACTACAGAAGCACTTCCAAATTTTGCTTGTGCAGTACTTACCTTTGTATCTCCAACTCCAATTAAATTGTTTTTGGTAGCTGCGTCATACATTCCTGCATTAGTGAAGTTCAATAGTAAACTTGTTCCTGATATATTAGTCGGCGGAGATGTTGGAATTGGGAACGTTGATGTGTGTACGGCACTGCCATTCACAAATCTAAATCCCGATATATATCCATTGAAATAAACTGGGGTTGACATTCCTGCTATGGAAAATCCATTTTGTCCAAAACTTAGTCCATTGAAAACAGTGCTATTATTTACACTTTGACTTACTCCATTAATAAACAATAATATTGTTCCCGAATTTCTAACTACCGCAATGTGATACCATGTATTTGCAGTTGGACTCCAAGCACAGTTTGCATTATTAGGCGTAGAATGTCTTCCCAATATTAATCCAGTACTCGCTAAATATCCAAACCAAAATTTGTCAGAACCACTAGACCCTACTTGATCATTTTGGCAGAATCCAACATAATTTCCTCCAACTGGAACACTTGCGAAATTCACCCACATCTCTATAGTAAAGTCCCCAGTACCTGGACTAAACGCAGCGTTTGAATTACAGTACAAATAACTTCCATTCCCATTAAAATAAGCACTTCCTCCATTAACTGTCGTGCTATATGAATTATTTGCAGCTACTGTGAGTGGAGTAAATGATCCTTGTGTGGGAGTTCCAGTTCTTGTTATAGTGAAATTATTTGTACTACTATCAACAAATGTATTATTGGTCTGATTATTAGTGCTTGTATTATTCAATAATAGCGAGACATTAGACCAATACGGATCTCCTGGTGGTGCAGGTGGAGTTGCGCTTGGTGCTGCAAGATTTACATTAGTAAATGAACCGAATGATCCTGATAATATGATTGACATGTGTTACTCCTTAATATGTTGGAAATGGCTCTGTTGGTGGAGTGAAATTACTGGTGTATCTTGCCACTCCTTTTGTTATTCTTAAATCTTGTAAATAAGCGTTTAGATAATTTGTTGGGCCTATTGGATTACTAGCTCCAATTATGGTATTGTTTACTGTTGATCCAACATTTCCTGAATATGCAGTAGTTGCCACAGCAACTCCATCACGATACAGAGTAACTGAATTTCCATTATTTACATCTCTCACAACAGCAAAATGATACCAAATATTACTAGTAATTGCACTTGAATCATTCAATTGTATTGCCATTCCGTTCATATATACTCTAATATTATTAGTAGTCGGCTGTTTTAATATTTGTAAATTTGGTGCCGTCGTGGCATCGCTGCTGTAAATTATTTGAGTTCCGGTAGTTGAAGCGAAATTAATCCAAAATTCAACGGTAAAACTGTCAGTTCCAAACTGAAAATTTGTTGATGACGATGAAAACGGTCTTATAGTTTGTGAACTAGAGGAAGTAAATCTAATAGATGCTGTTCCAAATTTTGCCGCAATAGTGCTCACGCTCGCTGAATTTCCACTAGTTCCAAAATTATTATTAGTGGTCGCGTCATACATTCCCGCATTAGTGAAGTTCAGTAGTAAACTTGTTCCTGATATAGCAGTGACTGGACTTGTTGGTGGCGTGAAGTTTCCTGTATAAACAGCGGTTCCTTTTACTACTCTTAAATTTGATATGAATCCAGAAAATGCTCGTATATTAGTTCTGAATCCTCCAACACTTGGTGCGTAAGTGGTGCTTCCGTTATTTACTGTTGCTTCTGACGGTAAAGTTGTTGATCCCACTTCAGTCCCATTTAAATATGATTTAAATGATGTTCCGTTTCTTACAAATGCTACATGTGCCCATGTATTAATTGTTGGTACTGGACTGGTAATGGTGTAAGATGTTCCGCCAACATAAACATCAGAGCTAATAGCTCCCCCAATATGAAAAACCCATGAGCTTCCGGCAGCCGTGTTCAAATCAGATTGTCCCACAATAAGAGCTTGAGTTGCGGTTGATGTGGTATAAACCCAAGCTTCTATAGTGAAATCTCCATTTCCAAACTGCAATGCAGAAGTGATTGGTAATCCCAGAAAGTTTCCAGAAGCCGCCCCAGGGAAATAAACACTACCCCCGTTAGTACTAGTGTTGTATGAGGTATTTGTGGCAACATCATAAGGAGTAAATGAGCCCTGTGTTATTGTTGTAGCCGCCCCTTTGGTAATCGTAATATTGTTAGTGCTTGAATCCAAAAATACATTATTATTAGCATTATTAGTGCTGGTGTTATTAAGTAACAAACTAACATTAGACCAATATGGATCTCCGCCAGACGGTGGCGTTGGTGATCCAGTTGTTCCCATCACTACGTTATTGATTTGCCCGAATATTCCGGATAATATGATTGACATGTATCGCGCTCCTGTCTATATAGACGCTATAATCATATTTATCTTGTATTGCAAGATCATTCATGTTTAGTGATTGTTATTTTCAGCATCAGTGATAAATATAAACATACAACATCATCGGGATGTTTTATGTTTGAATGCGAGAGTATTCATTCGTAGCGGCTAGAACCCGCAAACTTGTAAAGAAAGAGAGGTACCCAAAATTGGACGCCCATTGAAAATCGCGAAAGCACAAGCAATACTAACAATCACTGATACAACAGCAGCAACAGATGAGATCACTGTATCACAAACCGGAATAAGCGGTGATCCATACTTCATGCTTCCAGGCATGACATTTATAGTAGCATCATCTGTAGGTGGACTAACTGCTGGAACACTATATTGGGTTCTGGATGTCACTGGATCCAGTACATTTACAGCATCAGCAACACCACCAGATGCCAATGTCAATCAAATCCCAGTAGCACTATCAGACACAACTGGTCAATCAGTAGCAGTTTCAGTTGGAGTTGTTGATGCCTACTTCAATAATCCAGCAACTGGCACAGGATATCCAGCAGCAAGCTCAACTACTTATGGTGTAGTCGGCGGTAATGTTGCAATCTATGGTAAGCAAGTATTGGCCAGAGTTGCAATCAGTCAAACAGGAACAGGAACCATTACTACTACCAGTGGCAGTACTACAGTGACTGGAACTGGAACTGACTTTGCGAACACTACTGTATTGGGGACAGCGATTGCAACGGCAGATGGAACATTCATTGGTTTCATTGCTGACGCTGCAAATACTACAGCTACTACAGCTAAACTATCGGCCAATGCAGCCGCAGTGGTAACTGGTTCAAGCTTCGTGTTTGCTAATGATGAAGACGGATACATTGTTCGTCAGAAGGGCAAGACAAAGTATCTGGTCAAAGGTCTAACCAGTGGTCTAACTGGTGCTTGCTACACAGCTAATGCTGCAAACGCTGCACTACAGCCAGGACAGATGAATATCACTGCAACATACGCAGATGCATCAACTGATTTTGTACAGAGCTTGAGTGATGTAAATCTGGAAATATTTGCTGGTAATGATACTCTGCAAGAAGCAAACGCTGCATTTGCAACATTCAATACAGCAGAAGATGCAGATTCTGCCAACGGTATTCCATACCCAATCGTCACAATCTCAAATCAGTAATACATCAAGTATACACTGCACAGAAAACCCACCTAGGTGGGTTTTCTATTTTGCGCTTTCCTGTATGATCTGAATCTTTTGCTGTATGATGCTATAGTGCAGTGTGTTGAACAATCCACGATGCAGTGGTTTTGGATATGTGTCGCTGTTGACCCATGCATAACCCATGTGTTCATGATTTAGCACTGGTGTAAACTCAACAGGAACTATACTGTAGAAGGTATGATAGACGAATCTGGTCTGATCGTTAGTAAACTGCTCAATGGGAAACAACTTGACTTCGTTTGGCCAGTAACCAATCTCTTCCTTGCATTCACGCTCCAGTGTTTCGCGCAGCGTTTCATCACGCTCGCACTTGCCACCAGGAAGTCCCCATGCTTGTACATTCTTGTCGTTGCGTAGCAGAAACAGATGTCTGCCTGTGTTTTGTGCGTAGAACATTACTCCAGCACTGTTCTTGAATGATGGCATTACAGGACAATCCTCCAATCTCCTTGGTCATAATACCCTTCATAACTCTTGACCCAAGTATCATCTGTGAATCTATACTGAACACTGGTGGTTAGATTGGTCACAAACTCAATATCAGTTTGATTCATGCTATCAAACACTACAGCCCACTGTGTGCCGTCATACTGTATGATGTCGTTGGCATGTGCGCCATCTACCAATCCTGGCCACGCTGGTGATAGTGTAGCAGGACTTGGATAGGGCTGCTGTTCTGGTATATCCTCTACTATCAAATAACGCTGTCCAGTAGCTGCCGCTGGTAGTCCTTCTCCTGGATACTTCATCAGTGGATCAATGATGCTGTCTACTGGATCCAGCGTATTCTGTGGTAGTGTATCAACATCAACATTGTACAGCAATATGCGATCATCAAGTGGATTGAATGCTATAGTGCCCATGATCTCTGTATCCATATACGGATTTTCCAGAGCTATCATACTGACGCCTGGTCTGATAGTCCCATAGGCATTCAGCACTGCTTGCCAACTGATGTTAGTTGACTGACCAGTGGGAACTTCAGTGCTGCTGTTTGGTGGTTGAAACGGATTGCTAACTGGTAGAATCTGTAGTCCTCCTCCAAGAAATAACAGCTTGTAACCATAGGGAGTAATCTTCTGTCTGGTGCCCAACAGCAGATCTTCGTCCTGTATGTCATCCTTGTAGCTACCCTTGAAGATACTGGCAATCACACGCTGAATCACATTGCCCTTCTTGACCTTGACTGGTCCGCTGATCCAGATGGGCATGTAGAACTTCCAACTCAACACATCTATTGGGTTGCCAGTTCCTACTGGAATACTTCTGCTTGTAAAGGTGATTCCATCCTGATAGACCACACTCAATGATGTCCAATCAAGAAAGTTGTCTGTGCTCTGTAGCTCCATACTGGGATTGAATAGCACACCCAGTTGCTCAACGATTTCTAACTTTTGATTGTAGTTAGTGGTCCAAAGATCAACCTGTATTCTCAATGTATATGGAACTGGCATGATGCGCTCAACATTGAAGGCATTGCTCTGTGTTGTCTCGTACTCACCAGTTTCCTGATTGAAGGTACGCTGACGCACAAACATCTTATCAATGAAGTACGGATCCTGTGTTCTACGCTGATCGTACTCAAGTCCAGTGATGTAGTAGGTCATCAGTGGGGCACTGGGTAGATTACTGGCACTGTTGTTGGCGATAATGGTGGCAGCTTGTCTACTTACATCGCCGTACATGATGGGAACGCGGCGCAGTATAGGATTGCCAGCTGGATCTGTTCCGTAGGTTACATTCCAGTTGCTGAATATACGAGCGAACTGTAGCAGGAATCGCTTTATCTGCTCGTCATAGAAAGTAAGTAGCCATCTGGCTTCCTCCTTATAAGTGATGATGTATTTATGACTGTTGAAATAGTCAGATACTTTAGTCGGGCTTGATGCGTAGAACATTGCTCAAGCTCTGACGACTTGGTATAACAGTGCCATCGCTTGTTTCAATCACATCCAAGTTGTTGATAAAGCTACTCAACTGACTTTCATCATCCAATGTGAATCCAGTTGCTGTTCTAACATTTCTACTGATCTCAACCCACACTGTTCCAGACCAGCGAAATAGTTTCTGCGGCAAGTAATCCAATCGTAAGAAGTAGTCTCCAACCTTGGGCTCGCTTGGGAATGTAGTTCCACTACCAACAGGAAATCCGTTTGGAGCAGTGCCATCACCACTGTTGTAGCCAGTGATATAACCAAATGAGCGAGCACTGCTGCGTCTGATAAACTGGAATCTGGGATCACAATCTGCCTGATAGTTCATATCCCGACTAACCTTGCCCGTGAAGTTACCACCAAGAATGATTCTGGTATTCAACTCAATGCCGCTGTAGCTCTCGTTATTTACAGTGAATGAGTTGTCTATTCTACTGAACGATTCAACTACAGTGTTCTCCGGAAATATAGGTATGATCTCACCAAGTTGATTGGTAAAGAACGACTGTACATTCAAACCAACAGTGATATCATCGGTCAGATCCAATACTCTGAAAGTGCGACCACGCTCCTGATTCTGTAAGCTCACAACAGTAAAGCTACGATACTGATCACTGGTGGCATAGGTGTTGTCTGCTGTGCCATATGGGCCAGTTATAGTGCCAGTCACGCTCAATGGTGTTGCCAGCATAGCAAATGTTCCAGCTACTGGACCACTACCAGTGCTGGTAGTAGTTGGAGGAACATTGGCCATCTGTAGCATTACGCTCTGTCCAGCACGAATACGCATGCCTCCAAGTATGGCATTTCTGGAGATAGTCACAGTAGGACTACTCATAGCAAAGGCAGCACTACTTACAGTGATCACTGGTCCTGTTGGGAATGCTGGAACCCCTGCCGCCAGTATCACATTCACTGGTGGTGCTGGCTCAAGTAGATTCGGAGGTCTGAAGAATGTAGGCTCCACATACAGTTGTTGACGATCATAGCCAAGTTTTGGAACCAACCTGCGTGCCTCTTCTATGGCCGCATCATTGATGTTCAGATTCTCTCTATAGGTGCTGACCAAATCACCCAGTGTACCATTTGGAATCTCCCTCCAATACTGTGGATCGGGAGGATTCACACCTGGCGGAACATCAGTGATGCTCTCATACACTTTGTCTCCGTAAGTGATAGTATAGCCTGGTGGATAGGGCTTGTTTGGATCCCAGTCACCAAGATAGTTGTCCTTGTTGGCTGGCTGATTCAGTATGTCCTTGAACTCCTGACTGTTGATCAGTGGTTCACACTTGATACGCCA